GCGCAGGTCTCGGTGCGCCGACGGACTGTCAGGGCCGACGAACACCACGGCGTACGGAACCAGGTCCTCGTCGTGCTTCCACTTGCCGCGGAACACGCGCTTGCCAATGTCGGTCTTGTAGCCGTTCGCCAGGGTGATACCCTCGACAATGCAAGCGAGGTGCTTGGCGATGTCGGACGAACGCTTGAAGATGGGGGTCTGACTCATGAGATAGCTCTCGCAATGGCTTCACCGACCATCTCGGTCAACTCACGTTCGAGATAGTCCTGGGCCTGCTCGATGAACTGCTCGTCGTTCAACTGGTGCTTGAACAACTGGTACGGGGCCGGGCCGAGTCGGCGGGCGAGAACGTCCTTGCCGCTGCGGGTTTTGCCCGGCAGGCGCTCCATCACCAGCGGATTCCCACTGCTGTCCCGCAGCCCCGGGTTCACGAAGATGTTCTTGTTCTGAACCTCTTTGCGAGCGCCGCGTGTCACCTCGACGGTCACCGCCATCGGCTTGTCACCGACGGCGATGCCGAGTGCGGTGTTACCCTTCAGTCGGCGGCGGGGCGACTTGGCGGCGGTTGTCTTGACCTGCGGCTTGTAACGCCCGAGACCGGTGGCGTTGGCCTCGGTCGTGACGGTCGCCTTGAGTTTGTTCGAGTTTGCAGGCTCGATGCTGCGAAACGCCTTCAGGTACGCAGGTTCGAGGTTGATGCCAAGCGCTCGCCGGTGCGTCTCCTCGTCCGCCCACTCGGCGGTCTTGTTGATCGCCTGAGCGGTGACACGGTTGATCTCCTCGCCCGAGAGTTTGGCGAGGTCATCGGCCAACCCCTCGACGTCACGGACGTCAACCTGGACCTTGAACGTGCTCACGTCGTCGCCCCCGACAACCCGACGATTGTGTACCGCGCCGAGTACCCGTTGTCCTCGATCTTTGTCTCCAGCCGGTACGACCTGCCTGCGTGGATTCCGCCGCCTGTGGTCAGGAAGTCGATGCGGTCGCCAGACTTCGGTGCGTGACGCAGCGCGACGGTTGCCACGTCGCGGCTGACCACGAAGTCGCCGCGGTGTGCAGCCGACTCACTGTCGATGCCCGACAGTTGAACGCCGTGCTCGATGTTGATCTTGCAGGGTACGGTCGAGCGAAGAAGGGCGTCCTCACCCAGTACAGCAAGGACGCCCTCAGTCATGCGACCGAAGATCGCGCTCATCAGGTGGTCTGCGCGCCTGCGGACAGTTTGATGACCGCCTCGGGCAGCGTGTTGAGCATCACGGGGTTCGACTGGGACTCCAGTTGGACGCCCTTGTCGAACGGCATGCGCTCTTGCTTGGCGTAGTACGGCAGGCCCATCGTGTTGACCGTCTCCATGTAGTCCGCCGGAGCGTACTTGGTGACGAACATACCCGGCACACCTTCGGGGTAGGCGTAGGCTTCACCGTCAGCGATGAAGTCCTGACCACCCACGCTACCGGCGTAGATTTGGAACACCACGCCCGCAAACTCGAAGTCGCCGATCGTCTGGTCCTGACGGGCGAAGGCGCCGTCCTGCCAACGCAACCAGGCTTCCTTCATGGCCTTGTGGGCGATCAGGTCGTCGAAGTAGCCCTCCGAGCACTTCACACGCACGCGGCGGAAGGCTCGGCCACCCAGAGCCGACTGCACCAGACGCTTCAGTTCTATACACGAGCGCTTCGGATCGGCGGCCGTGTTGGCCGTGGCGATATTCCAATACTGCGTGGTCTGCGCCATATCGAAGATGTCGTACAGGTCGTACAACGTGGACACGCCGTCGGCGTCCAGAACCACGCCTTTCAGAGCGCCGATGCGCTGATACTCCAGCGTCAGGTCCAGGTTGGCCTTGAGTTGGGCCAGTTGACGGCGGACCAGGGCTTGGACAGCCTCGACCTCGGTCTCGCTGCCGAATGCTCGGACGCCCTGCACCTCGTCGGCCAGAATGGTGTCGCGCTGGGGCAGGTGGACGGCGGCCACCGGGATCAGCTTGCGCTTCTCACGACCAACCGTGTCGGCCACACCGCCGCGGGGCGAGGCGGGCACCAGCTTCAGGCCCGAGCCTTGGCGCTCGATGAACGCAGTGGTCGTGGTCATGCCGGATTCGGTGAACAGACCTTCGTCACCCAGTTGCGTCGGAACGCGCGGGATGTCGGTGATGGTACCGATCAGCGAGGTGACCGAGAACGCATCGTTGTTGAAAATGTCCAGGGTTGCCATTTGTCAGTGCTCCTGAGTCGTTGAAACTGAGGCTCAGAGAGCCGGGGTGTGGATGGACAGGGAGTCGGCCGAGCCTCGAACGAGGATGCCCAGCGCCAGGAGATCGGCGACAGCGTCACTGTCGAGGCCGGTAAGGGCGTTGCCGTTGACCTCGCAGTCGCGCACGAAGGCGACAGCTTCAACGTCACCGGTGCCGGGCTCGACATGGTTGTAGAGAATGCCGGCAGCATCTCCAGTACCGTCGTACGGAACGTACTTGCCGCCGCTCACCTTCAGCACGGTGCCCGATTTGATCGGGTCGGTGCTGTCGCGGGTGACCGGCACATTTTCACGGGAACGCTGGCCGGACGCCTCCGAGAGGACGAACGCGGCGAGGCGCGGGTAAGAAGTCAGAGAGGTGCTCATTTGGCGTCCTTCTTCGCTTGGGCGTTGTGCAAGTTCCACAGTGCGGTCGGGTTCAGGCCGGAACTTGCAGTGGCCCCACCCTTGGATTCATCTGTTCGGACCGTGGAGGTGGGCGCAGCCTCATCCTCCTCGGCCAGTGCGGTCAGCAGTTCGGTGCGAACGGCGGCAACGTCCTTGCCCACCTTGATCGCATGGGCCGCGAACTCGGGCTTCTTGGCAAGATCGCACAGCGCGGTGATCTCCAGCGCCGTTTTGATCCGGGCCTGCGCTGCCTCGACGGTCTCGCACGACAGTGCGAAGTGCGCCGAGAAGTCGCCCAGTTTGGCTTCGGCTGCCAGATCGGCGATCTGCTTGGCGACCGGTGTGTCAGGCAGTTGCGGCTCGGGATCAGCAGCCCCCTCGGGCTCCGGTGCAGGCACCGGTTCGGGCTCGGGCGCAGACTCCTTGGCCGTGAACACCGCGGCCACGTGATCGGGCAATTCTGCGCGCGCCACGTCGAACTTGGCCGTCGCCTGCACGGCGTCGGACAACTCGGTGGCAAAGCCCAGTTCCAGACACTCCTCGGCGGTAAGCCACGTGTCCTTCGCCATGATCTCGGCAGCCTTGGTCTCGTCCACCCCCATGCGGTCGATGTAGATTGACTTCAGGGAGTTGTCGATCTTGTCGAGCACGTCGGCGGTGTCGCGCAGTTCCTCGGCGGTACCCCATGCCAGACCGGACGCCTGATGCACCATCGCAAAGGCGTTCTTCGGCATGACGCGCTTGTCGCCAGCCAGTGCGATCACCGAGGCAATGCTCGCGGCGATGCCGGTCACGCGGGTGGTCACCGTGCGGTCTTCAGCCGAGGCCCAGTTGCGCAGCATGTTGAACATGCCCAGGCCCGCCATCACTTCACCACCGGGCGAGTTGATGTCCACGATCAGTTCGTTGCCTTCAACGGCATCCAAAGACGCGCGGAAATCCTTGGCCTGGGTACCCCAGAACCCGATCTCGTCGTCGATGGCAAGCACAGCCGGCTTGTCACCGGCTTTCGCTTTGAATTTGAAACAAGGGCGCATGGGCAGTCCTTTAACCTATTGCCGCGCAGTCTAGGCTGACGGAATGAAACTTGCTCTGCGGCACAATTTCGCAAATGCCGCAGAGCGCCGGGTTACTCGGCCGCAGGGGCCGCGCTGTGCACGATCATCGGATGCACGATCAGCGGGTCTTTCGCAGCCGCGTCGATGCCTTTCCCGGCGATGCCACCGACCGCATCGAGCGTGCCGGTATACATCTCGACCTCGGCGTCGATCTGCTTCATGCTGATCGCGGCGTTGCGGTTTATCCCGTAGATGTTGGTCAGGCCTGGAACGAGGATCGAGGCCCATTGCAGCGCCTTGTCCTGCGGCGGGGCGATCTTGCCGGCCTGCCCTTGTCGCAGGGCCAGAGCCATGATGGCGCCCTGATTGCCCTGGGCGGCAGCAGCGGCAAGGCCCATCACTGCGTTGTTGTCGGCCTCGATGGCCTTGGCCTGGACATCATAGTATTTCGACATGTCGGTGGCGCAGCCGGCCAGGAACAGGGCTGCGACGGCGGCGAAGGCGGTGATGATGCGTTTCATGGTCATGCTCCTTGGGCGGTACGAGGGGTGCCGGCCAGATCGGCCGCAGCGTCGGCTTCGGTCAGGACCGGGCGGGCCAGTTCGTCGCGCAGGCGGAAGCCAAGCAGCGGCCAGATTTGGTCCACGGCCTTGGCGCGGGCATAGCGCCGACCGATTTCGGGGTCGAAGTTCTCGCGCGACACCGGCCCTTCGTTGACGCCGACGATCTTTGTACCGTTGCGCAGTACCAGCACACAGAAGGTGATCAGCTCCAACGGCTCCAGATCGCCATCATCGTCCCGTGGGAGTTCCGTCCCCACATACGTCTCGTTGAGGATCGCACCGTATCGGCCATCCGCTCCGGTGAAGTAGTGCTCCGAGACGATCTCGTCCTCGATGTCCGCAGGCGTCACGCGGGGTGCCGTGCTCACGGCCTTGATTTCGGATTCAGTAACGGCGTTCATTTCGTTCCTTTCAATTGGTTGGTGAAATCGGTCAGTCGGTCTTGGAATTGCTGGTATTCGGGCCAGGCGTCGTAGAGAGCGTGAGCCGCTGCACTCGCGCTTGCCGCCGTTTCTCCAGTTCTGACAAGTCGTTCCGCACACCAGTCAATATCTCGCTCGGCGCTGGCGGCATAAGCACCGAGGGCGGACTGGGAAGCTGCGGCAAGATCGGCGGCGCTGGCGGACTGGCCGCGCAGCCGAGCAAGAGCAGTGTTGGCACTGGCAGCAGCAGTCTTGGCAGCAGCCAACTCCTGCGTGTAGCGTTGCTGGACTTCATCGACGATCTCCTGCATGTTGCGCACCTGCGCGTCTGTCTCGGCTTTGGCCTGCGCGTACGCGGCTGCTGCCGCAGTCTCCGCGCGGCGCTCACCTTCTTTGATCAGGCTCGCCCGGTACCAGAGGAACCCGCCGACAAGCGAGGCTATCAGCACGCCGCCGATGAGCCAGCGGTACGGGTCGAGCAGTTTGAGGATTGCGTTCATCTCAGGTCTCCATTACTTCCGCAATGCGACGCGCCCACCCTCGGGAGAACTGCGGCCACTGCGGCAGGTTTGTCATGAACGTCAACCGCTGTGCGAGCATCCGGCGCTTGACGAAATCCGGCTGGGCGGCGCGCGCCATCGTGATCGTCTGCGGCCCGACGATTCCGTCATCGGCCGCGCCGATGGCCCGCTGGAGCCACTTCGCGGCTTGCTTAACACCAGAGTTGACGGCGGCGTCGAACACGGCGTAGCGTAGCGCTGGCGGCAACTCGTCGGCACGCACTGCGTCCCAGTATTCGCGCCGGTAGATTTCCTGCGCCAGCGACACCGGCAGGTCGCGCATATCCCCACGGTAGCCGGCCGCGCGGGCGACCGACTCCGAGATGCCGTATCGGGTCTGGCCGCCCGGGTCGGCGGGGTGGTTCGAGAAACCGCCCTCGACACCCAGCAGTTTGCGAAACGCTTGATCGAAGTTCACCGCAGGTCTCCCCAGTCCGTCACACCCTTCCACGATCCGCGCTTCTTGCGGCGCCACATCAGGCCGAGCACAACAAGCAGGATGCCTGTGCGCAAGGCGATATTGATCGCCCACAGCG